GAAAAAAAATTATAAATTTATTTAATTTGAATAAGCTATTCCACCCATACCGGATAAAATACGTAATACGTTATAATTAATAGCATATACAGATACTAAAGCCACGTTCTGATTTATATATTCTAAATCTAAAGTTGCTGTATCTATACGTGACATATTTAAAGTTCCTGATGGTTGATGTTCTTCTGGTTTTAATGCAAACGAATATACATTAATACCTACATTATTTGGTACATTTTCATGATGTTGGAAAGGTTGTATTAAATTAAAGTATTCGCCATTGCGTGCAGCAAAACGATCATTGCCATTTAATGTTAATTTAGCACTTGTTATTAAATTTTTATGAGTAGATACACTATTTAAATCATTAGCAAATTCTGTGTAATTTCTATCAGAAGGAATAGGAGTACTATTATTAGTGTAATCAACCCAATTACCACGAGTAGTATTATCAGTCTCAGCAGTCCATATTAATTCTTTAACAGGATGATTGAAATTAAGTTTTATTTTGCGAGAAGCAGATTCTTTTCCAGTAAATTGCAATTGTTCTATTAAGTATTCATGTGATGATTGGGCGAATTTTCTACGTTCATCAGTATCTAGATATATATAATCAACCCATAATGAAGCAGTTAAAGTTCCTGGAGAACCACTTGTTACCATGTTAGTAGATCCACTAAATTGAATATTTACTTTAACTTCATGATATTGAAGACCAATCAAAGGTAATGCTAAACCTATATTTCTACAAAACCAAAATTCGAGAGGTACAAACATATCATCACCAGAAGTATAACTGCCTCCAACCATAGTATGATAAGCTTGTTTTTTACTTATAGGTAATGATAATTCATTCCATATGTACATCCATTCACCATAATGTTTATCTATTTTTTGACCACCAATTTCTAATTCTACATAATCAATTGCACGTAAACCTAGTAAAGGAACAGGGTTTGGAATAGCGTCAACAGACATTTGTAAATAAGCCCGACTTATTAAATCACCATTTCTTGATATAGTTGAAGTTACACGATTACCCCAACCAACTGAACCGTTAAATGTTTGTTCTATAGATTCTAAAGCAAAATTTGTATGTCTACGATAAACTACTTTAAAAAAAGTAATCTGTGGATTACCAGTTAAATAAACATCTTGAGCACCATAAGCAACTAATTGAAGAAGACCACCACCCATTTTTATTATATTTTATATCTATAAATAAATAAGAAAAAAAATTATAAATTTTATTTAATTAGAATAAGCAAGTCCACCCATACCTGATAAAATACGTAATACATTATAATTAATAGAATATACTTGGATATTACCTTGTTTTTTATCAGCATCGTCTATCTTAAGTGTTAAAACGGCACTGTCAATACGAGACATATTTAAAGTTCCTGATGGTTGATGTTCTTCTGGTTTAATTGCAAATGAATATACATTTATACCACTTCTTCTTGGAACATTTGTATGATGTTGGAAAGGTTGTACTTTATCAAAATAAGAACCATCACGGGGTGCTATACGGTCATTACCATTTAATTTAATATTTGATTGAACAATTGGATTATTACCTTCTAAAACATAAGGATCTTCTAATGATTCATTTGCTGTATCTGAATAATTATTCCAATTTAATATAGGATTTTTTGTTATTTCTCCTTTGGATCCAGGCCATTTAGATACCCATATTAGTTCTTTGCAGGGATGATTAAAATTTAATCTTAATTGTGTGGAATATGATTCTTCGCCAGTAAATTGTAATTGTTCTATCAAATATTCATGAGATAATTGTGCGAATTTTCTACGTTCATCTGTATCTAAATATATATAGTCTACCCATATATTTAATTGACTAAAATTTTGAATATTTGAATCATTACCTGAAGGTTCATGAAGTACAAAATTATCGATTATATATATATATCCAGGAAATGTAGTCATTTCTTTCATTACATCGAAAATTTGATCTGTAGAACTATCATAACTTTCAACAGTAAGTATTACTTGCATGTCTTTTGATTCTGCTATGACGCTAGCTAAAGTATCCTTTGAAATTAGAGTATCATCTACATATTTATATACTACATTTGTTATTTTAAAAACATTAGTTAATTTACTTTGTGATACATTACCAGTACCAGTAACATCATTAACATCATGTAAATAAATAAACGCATTCTCTTGTAAAGCTTTAACATTATTATTTACCAAGTGGGCATCTATAGTAATCTCCCCAGTAGCGGTTCCTAAATCAATTGTTATTGTATTATTTTCATCATTAAAATCATTTGCTTCCAGCAGTATATTAACTAATGAGCCAGAGGTAAATGTAACATCATGTTGATTATATAAAATAGCTATATCATTTCTATCGCAAAATTCTATTTTTAATTTAACTTCATGATATTGAAGAGCAATTAAAGGTAATGCTAAACCCACATTTCTACAAAACCAAAATTCAAGTGGTATATATAATTTTGTAGAATTTTCAGTAGTTATTTTTGACAAAGCTTCTCCGGAAGAACCAACCATTTTATTATATCCATATCTTTTTCCAATAGGTAAAGACAATTCATTCCAAATATACATCCAATCAGAATAATGTTTATCAATTTGTTGTCCTCCAATTTCAAGAATAACAGATTTTAATAATCTTAAACCTACATAATCAACATATAAATTTTTAGCACCTGTATAATCATAACTATTACCCGGTATATCAACTTCTACATAAATTCTATTAATTAAATCTCCATTTCTAGATAAAGTACATGTTATAGTATTTTTATATGCCGCATTACCATTGAAAGTTTGTTGTATAGATTCAATAGCAAAATTAGTATGTCTTCGATATACAACTTTGAAAAAGGTAATTTGAGGATTACCAGTTAAATAAACATCTTGTGCTCCATAAGCAACTAATTGAAGAAGACCACCTCCCATTATTA